TTAATTAATTTAAAATAACATGGCAGAAATTTTATTATCCCCAGGTGTTTTATCAAGAGAGATAGATACCTCGTTTATAGCCGAACAGCCACCAGTAATTGGCGCGGCTATTGTTGGTCCTACAGTTAAAGGACCTGTAGGTGTACCTGTAACTGTTACATCGTATACTGACTTTACCAATTACTTTGGTGAAACTGAAATTATAGCTAATTCAGGTTCATTCTCATATTTTACTTCTATTGCAGCTTATAACTATTTCCAAAACGGTGGTCAAACATTATTAGTGACTCGTGTTGTAAATGGTACATATGATGCAGCTAGTGCTTCAATCTTTGGGCAAGATGGTACTACTACACCTTCATTTAATTTATTTACTATCTCTGAAGGTGCTATGATGAATAACACTGGAAATACAGATGTTAATGGTGCTTTAGTTTCTGGATCAATAAATAACATTCGTGTTGAAATTGTAGCTCCAAATACTCAATCTGGTACATTTAACTTATATGTTCGTAGAGGTAATGATGATAACAGAAATAAAGCTATTTTAGAAGTATATACTGGATTATCATTAGATCCATTAGATGATAATTATGTAGCTAGAAGAATTGGTGATTATTCATTCGTTCAAGAGACTCTTGATGGTGAAGCTAGTTTACAAATCACAGGTACTTATCCTAATAAATCAAGATACATCAGAGTAGGCTCAGTATTTAAGCCAACTCCTCAATATTTAGTTGGTGGTATCCCTAACCCAGCTTACACAGCTTCTATTCCTGGAGCTCTACTTAAAAATATTACTGGATCATTTGCTGGTGGAGTAGGCAATATTATAGCTGCCCCTAAGTTCTATGACACTATTACCTCCACTAATATCCAAGGTTTAGTAGCCAGTGATTACACATCAGCATTTAGTTTATTAAAGAGTGCTAATGATTATCAATTTAATGTATTAGTAGCTCCTGGATTAAATTATGATGATCATGATACTACATTAGACACTGTAATTTCAAACACTGAAGAAAGAGGAGATAATGTATTTGTAATGGAATTAGGTGGCTATTCAGCCTCAGCTAATGCGCAAATTTCAACTGCCGCTAATGTAGATTCATCATATGTGGCTGCTTATTACCCATGGGTTCAAATGCTTGATCCTGCTACTAAGCAGTATGTATTTGTACCACCATCCACATTAATCCCAGGTGTATTTGCATTCAATGATAGAGTAGCTGAGCCATGGTTTGCCCCAGCAGGTATTAACAGAGGTGGATTAGGTAATGTAATTAGAGCTGCTTCTAAATTATCACAAACAACCCGTGATAATTTATATCAAGCTAAAATTAACCCAATCGCTACATTCCCAGGACAAGGTGTTGTAGTATATGGTCAGAAAACATTACAAACCAAAGCTTCAGCTCTTGATCGTTTAAATGTTCGTCGCTTGTTAATTGCTCTTAAGAGAACAATTGGCCAGATTGCTAATGGATTAGTATTCCAACAGAATAACGCGGCTACAAGAAATAGCTTCTTAGCCCAAGTTAATCCGTACCTTGAATCAGTTCAACAACGTCAAGGTTTATACGCATTTAAGGTAATTATGGATGATTCTATTAACACCCCAGCTGTAATTGACAGAAATGAGTTAGTAGGTCAGATTTATTTACAACCAACTAAGACTGCTGAATTTATTTACTTAAACTTCAACATTACCCCAACAGGCGCTACTTTCCCTGCATAAAGGTTAGCTGATTAAATATTTATTAACAAATAAAAAACTAAAAGAAAATGGCAATTATAGACGCAAATGAAATGTTTTTTACAGCGTTTGAACCAAAACAGGCTAACCGATTTATCCTGTACGCTGACGGAGTACCTAGCTACATCATTAAAGGTGTTAGTGCTGTGGGATTAAACCAAGGTGAAGTAATATTAAACCACATTAACGTTTTACGTAAAGTAAAAGGTAAGACAGTTTGGAATGATGTTACCTTAACATTGCATGATCCAATTACACCATCTGGTGCTCAAACAATAATGGAATGGGTTCGCTTATCACACGAATCAGTAACAGGTAGAGATGGTTACTCTGACTTTTATAAGAAGGATTTAGTAATCAATGCTCTTGGTCCTGTAGGTGACGTGGTAGCAGAATGGGTACTTAAAGGCGCATTTATTAAAACTGCTGAATTTGGTGAATATAACTGGGATACTGAAAACCAAGCTATTAACATCACTATGACATTAGCAATTGACTTCGCTATATTGAACTACTAAAAGATAGAACTCATAAATCTTAAAAGAGGCTCG